CGGCGAGCCGTGGCTGCACGCGGTCGCGCGGAAACTAAACGATATGGACGGGTACAGCGAGGCGGAGATTGTCGCGGCGCGCGGCGGCGCGATGTATCTCGGGGCAATCGAGAGCACGGACCAGGATACGCCCCTTGCCGAAACAAAACCCGATGGAACAGAGGAATTTCCGCTCGAGGTTGGCATGATGAAAAAACTCGGGCCGAATGAGAAGCTAAATTTTCACTCGCCGACCCGGCCGAATACGGCACTGGATCCCTTTATGCGCTACATGTTGCGCGAGGTCGCCGCCGGCGTGGGGGTAAGTTACGAGTCGCTGAGTCGTGACTATTCACAAAGCAACTATTCATCCTCGCGCCTGGCGTTACTCGATGACCGCGATCTGTGGCGCATGTTGCAACAATGGTTTATCCGTAATTTTCGGCTGCCGTTACATAAGACCTGGCTACAGTCTGCGGTTTTATCGGGGGCGGTCGCCGGCGTGCGGCTCGAGGAATACGGAAGCAATCCACTGAAATACGAAAAGGTCCTGTTTAAGCCCCGCGGTTGGGGTTGGGTCGATCCAGCAAAAGAGGTCGCGGCCTACCAGGCCGCCGTAGAGGATGGATTCACTACAGTGACCGACGTCATTGCGGCCAGTGGCGGCGGACAGGATCTCGAGGACGTGTTGCGGACTCGCGCACGCGAGCTCAAGTTAATGGAGCAAATGGGTTTGAAATTTGTAACGTCCCCGGAAGTTTACGCGCCCGCTACGCCGGCGCCGGCGCCGGCGCCAGGTGGGCCCGAGCCCGAGGACCCCGACGCAGAGGATCCCGAGGACTCCGACGCGGAGGATCCCGAGGACCCCGACGACAGGGGGCGGGTAGGCACGAGAGGGGCGGCGCGAATCGTTGCGATTAAGGGGTGATAAATGAAGCCGACATTAAGTGAAATTCTAGGGCGTGCGCGAGCGGACGGGGAAAAACGCGAGCTAACTTTTAACCGCGAAACGGTAAAAGAAAACGAGCGCACGGTCGAGCTCGCCTTTTCATCCGAGGCGGTGCGGGTGCGGCGTTGGTATGGTTGGGAGGTCCTCTCCCATCAAAAGGGGGCCGTTGATCTGTCGCGGCTGAACGACGGCGCCAATCTTTTAATAAACCACGATCCCGGCGATTGGGTCGGGGTCATAGAGGCGGGGACCGCACGAATTGACGGCGACAAGGTCGCGCGCGCTCGCGCGCGCTTTGGCAATAGCCCGCGCGCGGCGGAAATTTTCCGCGACGTTAGCGACGGAATTTTAACTAAAATTTCCGTCGGCTATTCGATTGAGGATATGAAATTGACGCGCGCCGGCGGCGACGAGCTCGACGAGTTTACCGTTACGGCATGGACGCCAAACGAGCTTTCTTTGGTGACAAAACCGGCCGACAGTACGGTCGGAGTCGGTAGGGCAGCAGAAGCAAACGTTAACCCGGCGGATACCGCCTATTTGAAAGCGAGGAAAACCATGGAACAGAAAGACCAAATGGCGGTCGATCAACAGGCCGCCGAAGCAAAGCGCAAACAGGACCAGGAGCAACTTGCACAAAGGGAAGCGGAGGAAAAAGAAAAGGCGGCGCAGCGCAATCAGCAGACAAGCGCGGCGGATCTTGAGGCCGCCAGGCGCCGGGCGATCCTCAATTTTGCGGCCGGTAACAAAATTGCCGATAACGTGCGTGATGCCTGGATCAATCAGGGTTACAGCCTCGAGGAAGTGTCGAAAGACATTCTCGCGATCCTCGAGGACCGCGGGCGCCAAAACCCGCAGCCGCTATCCAAAGTCGGGTTGAGCTCGGGCGAGACGCAGCGGTTTTCCTTCTCCCGTGCGATCCTCGCTTGCGTCGAAAAGGATTGGAGCAAAGCGGGCTTCGAGCTCGAGTGCTCGCGCGCGGTAGCGCAACGGCTAAACCGTATTGCCGAGCCAACCAAGTTCTATGTTCCTTTCGAGGTTATGCAGCGGCCGGTATTGCGCCAACAGCGCGACTTGACCGTGGCGACGGCGGGCGCCGGCGGGTTCCTTGTAGAAACAAGTAACCTGGGATTTACGGAAATGCTTTACAACCGGTCCGTTGCCTATCGGATGGGCGCGCGCCGCCTTTCGGGGTTGGTCGGTAGCGTCGCTGTTCCGAGGCAAAGCGCGGCAGCGACCGCGGTTTGGCTCGCCAACGAAGCCTCTACGATCACGGAGTCGCAACAGACCTTTGTGCAAATGGCTTTGAGCCCGAAAAACGTTGGCGCCTATACGGAAATTTCGCGTCAACTGCTTTTGCAATCGAGCCCAGGGGCCGAGGGCATCGTGACCGACGACCTGGCGCAAGTCGTGGCAACGGCTGCCGACCTGGCCGTTCTCAACGGGTCGGGCGCCTCGGGGCAACCGTTGGGCATTATCGGGACCGCGGGTATTGGCGCGGTAACCGGGACCTCAATTGCATACGCCGGGATCCTCGACTTCCAAACCGACGTCGCCGCATCCAATGTTCGCCCGGTTCAGGGCGGATATGTGACAACGCCGGCCGTCGCGGCACTGTTGATGCAGCGGTCGCGTTTTACTAATACCGATACCCCGCTTTGGGTCGGGAACATTTGGGACGGCCAAGTAAGCGGCTTTCCGGCGATGAGCTCAAACCAAATGCCGGCGGCGAATGCGCTTTTCGGCGATTGGCAAGAGGTCGTGGTCGGTGAGTGGGGAGTGCTTGAGGTCGAAGTAAATCCTTTTGCGAATTTCCAGGCCGGGATTATAGGCGTCCGTGCGATTTATTCGCTTGACGTTGGGGTGCGCCGGCCGTTCGCGTTCTCTCTGGCAACGAGTATTACGTAATAAAACGGGCAAGAAGGTTGATGTGGTACTGCGGGCGGCGGGCTCGGCGCTCGTCGCCGGCAGTTTTTTTTCGAGGGATGATATGCGAAACGAAAAAATAAAAGTCGTGCGCGCGTTCTGGTACGCGGGCAAGCAACACAAGGTTGGGGACGTAATTGAGGTTCCCGCCTTGTTCGGGCTCGAGTTAGCGGCGGCAAACAAGGCCGAGCGGATCGCCGCAGAGCCGGCGCCGGCCGCGTCGACGGAAATCAAGGCAGAAAAGCGGGACGCGGGGCGCGGGCGCCAGGACCAGGGGCAAGGCTTGGTCTAGCAGGTTAACTATTTTCTTTTGTAAAGGATTATGAGCATGTTAAATAATCAGGGACAGGCGGCAGAGTCGGTCCAGGTGCTGGCCGCAGTTGATGCCGCCAATACTGCGGCGGCAACGAGCGCCTGGATAGACGTTCGCAAATACGAAGGCGACCTGGTCTTACAGTCGAATGTTGGGGTCGTCGGCGCCGGCAGTATTACGCCAACAATCGAGGACGCAAGCGACGGCGCCGGCACTGGCGCGGCCGGGGTTACGCCGACCGAGGGCGCATTTACCGCGGTAACCACGGCAAACGACCCGTTGATTGAAAAACGGACTATCCCTGCCGGGTCCGTGCGCGGCTGGATCCGTTACGTCGGGACGATCGTTACGGGGCCCGTCGGAGTGGGCGTAACTTTGTTAGCGCATCCGAAGTACACGACCTAGGGCGCCGGATGTTTGCCGAGGATCTGCTCGATTTTTTTGACATTGATTTTGGTTTTGCCAAGCGCGCACGCTACGACTCGCGCGTCGATATCGCGGTCATCATCGACTATGAATATCTCGAAACCTTGGGGGTTATCGGCGGATCGCAGACGAGCGCGCTCGTAATGACCTCGGCGGTTGATGCCGCCCCGAAAGGAAAGGCGCTCGTCGTCGGCGATGTTGCTTACACGATTGAGGGCTTGCACTTGCGCGACGACGGGCTGACCGCGTTACTCACGCTCGAGCGGGTGGCCTAATGGCGGATCACTCGCGGCAACAAGTCGTGGACGCGGTCAAAACGGCACTTACTGGGCTGAGTACTACGGGGGCGCGCGTGTTCGATTTCCCGGTGCGCCCGCTCGAGGCGGCAACCGAGCTTCCGGGCATTTGCGTTTACTTTAATTCGGACGAGGCCGTGCTCGTAACAATCGCCGCGCCGGCCCTCTATCAGCGCAGCGCCGAGCTGGTCGTGCTCGGTGCGGCACAGCTTAACTCGCAGGTCGACCGGACTCTAAACGATATCGGCAAAGAGGTTGAAATCGCGCTAGCCGCCGGGCTTACGGTCGGCGGCCACGATTTAGAGTTTATCTATACGGGCTCGGAGCTAGAGCGCGAGCCCGGCGAAAAAGAATATGGAACGATAACGGTCAGGTTTTCCGTGCAGATTTTCACCGCCGCCGGCGCGCCGGACGTTTTAACTTAACAAGGAGTCGTTGCTATGCCAAATCCTAAATTGTGGTCAAAGGTTGTGATCGCCTTGCAATCCGCTCTCGCGACGGCGGTTACTATTTCGGGGATAACAAAAGCGAATCCCGGCGTCGTTAGCTTTTCCGGGACCGATCCCGCAAACGGCGATTACGTGTTGCTGTTGGTGACGGGAATGAATCAAATAAATGGGCGGGTTTTCCGGGTCGCGAGCCTGTCGGCCGGCGTCTCATTCGAACTAGAGGGCGAGGACACGACGCTATACGATACCTTTGCGGCGGGCACGGCGCAGGTGATTACATTTGGGACAAATCTCGACGTCATCTCGGCGGTAACCGTGTCGGGCGGCGAGCGCGCGGAGGTCAACGTAACCACGGTGCACGATGACCAAGACAAGGTTATACTAGGTAACGCGTCGTCAATTGCCTTTGCAATGGAGGCCCTGCACGATATCGCCGACCCCGGACTGATCGCTCTCGCCCAGGCCGACGCAACCAAGGCGAAGCTGGCGGCACATATTACGTTTTCCGATTTGAGTCGCACTCTACTATACGGCCAGGTCAGCGCGACACTGATACCTACCGGATCAACCGGCGATAAGGTCACGACGCCTGTTAAATTCACACTGGCGAGCCGGCCGACGGGTTACTCGACCTAATGAATCTGGACGAGCTCAAGCGTGCGGTTGTCGACGCGCGCAAAATTCAGGCGAGCTATAACGGCGCGTCGTTCGATCTGCTGTTGCCAACAGATTATTTGTGGCGATCTACTCTCGAGCGGCACCGGGACGAGCGCGGCGACTTGCTCGAGGCGGAAGCTTTCCGCGAAATCCTCGGGCGCAGCCTGGTCGGGTGGCAAGGCGTCAAATGCAGCGACGTTTTGGGCGGCTCGAGCGAGGACCTGTTGCCATATTCTCCCGAGGCGCGCGAACTACTCCTAGACGCGAGGATGGACGTTGCCGACGTATTGACGATTGCGATTGGCAACGAGCTTAAAGCGCGCCGGCAAAAGCGAGGCGAGGCCCTAAAAAACTGATTGGCCGCATTGAGTGGGAATTGAGCGACCCGGCGGCCTTTGCCGCGTTCGGGCGCAGCAAGGACTCAATGCGGCCGGAGTTGACGCCCGAGGGGGAAATCGCCCTTGAGTGCTGGAAATTTTGCGATGGCTGGCATCCCGATCTTATCGGGTATGCAGCGGCGTATTACGGGGTCGACGACGTCGATATGTTGACCGAGGCGCTATTGACAATCAGGGCGACGGCCGCACGCTGCCGAATAGACGAAAAATGAAAGCGTGAGGCGTAATGGCGGCCGGAATAAACGTAAGCGTTGAAGAAAACTTACGTTCGGCGGTGGCGCGCCTCGAGTCACGAAGTAAAGGGGTTATTGCTAAATCCGCCGCCCGCGCCCTGAATCGCGCGGCAACTTCTGTCCGCTCGGCCGCAGTTAAAGAGATACGCAAACGGTATCTGATCAAGCCCGCGGCGCTTAGAAAACAAATTAAAATTGTTAAGGCGCGCGCCTCGCGCCTGACGGCCGAGGTGGTCGCAACTGGCCGGCGCATTCCTTTATTCGCTTTTTCCGCGCGCAAGGTGCGCGGCGGCGTTAGCGTGAACGTTACCGGCTCGCGGAAAATTGTGAGGGGCGTTTTTCTTGCCACAATGCCGGACGGGCGTCGTGGCGTTTTTGAGCGGACCGGGGAATTCGGGCGCCGCGGTAACCCGCGCCTAGAGAAAATCGCGGAGCTGTTTAGCCTATCAATTACGCAGGCATTTAGGCAGCGGTCGATCTTGCGGGCTTTGCGCCGCGTTGCTAGCACGCGTTTTATCGCCGAGTTCGAGCGGGAAATAAGATTCAGGTCCGGGGGTTAAAGTGGCAGAAGATGCGCGGATTAGAATTACTGCGGAAAATCGCACTCGCGCGGCATTCAACGAAGTTCGCCGTTCTATGGGCGACGTGCAAAGCCGAGCGACGGCGTTGCGGAGCGCCCTCGGGGCAATCGGCGTCGGGTTGCTGGTTAGCCGGCTGACAACGTTTGCGAAGTCGGGGATTGATGTTGCCGACAGCCTGGCGAAGCAGGCGCAAAGCGCGGGGACGACTGTCGAGGGCCTCCAGGTTTATCAGCGCGCGGCCAAGTTCGCCGGCGTTGAAACAGAGCAGCTAAACAAATCTCTAGCGGTGCTTTCGAGAGCTGCGCTTGACGTGCGCGCGGGGACCGGCGTCGCCGGTAAGGCGTTCGAGCGCCTGGGGATTAGTGTCGAGCGCGCGGACGGGAGCCTAAAAGATACGGGAGAGCTGCTCGAGGAAATCGCCGACGCCTTCGCCGGCATGGGGGACGGATTAGAAAAAACGGGCCTCGCGGCGCAAATTTTCGGGACAAACCTTGGCGCCAAGCTTATCCCGGTTCTGAATGCAGGGAGTGCGGGTTTCCGCGACGCGCGCCAGGAGCTGGAGCAATTCGGGGAGTTAATATCGGGAGAAACGGCACGCCAGGCCGAGGAATTCAACGATAACATTACCCGGCTAACCGGTCAGTTCGACCGGCTGCGAAACGCGTTGGCCGCGGACCTTTTGCCGGCGCTAAACCGTATAGTGGGCGTTCTGGTCGAGGGC